AACTCTGCGTAAGAGCCTGATCCACTTCCTCCTGCAAAGGCTATCCAGTTAGTCCCATCAAAATAGTATAGGTTTTCGCCTTGTCCGGGATTCCAATCGCTACCATCAGCATAACGAATGTCGCCAATTCTAGGGCGTTGTGGTTCTGCGTGTATGCGTTCTAATCTAAATGTTGCTTGGTTATATAATATGCTTCCAAGACGTTTAAGTTCTGTTACGAGATAAATTCCGAGATCATTTACATCTTCTGGCAGCGGGCCGGGTTCGTATAAAGTGACACTCTTTTGAACTCTATCGGAGTAAGTTGGCATTAGTAAGACCTTGATCCTCTGCTGCCTACATTTTTAACATCTAAAGCGTAACCGTCTAACTCCCAATCCATATCTGTATCAGACTCAAACTTTACAGCATAATACTTTCCTGTTCCTCTAACAGAAACTTTAGACTGTGTATTAGGATTAAATGTTACTGGAGTTCCCCAAGTAATACCTTCCTCGGTAGACATAGAGGTGCCAAGGTATACATTAATTGAATTATCACCGCTAATAGACATCTTAGGATAAATAGCGCTAATTCTTTTTACTGAATATTGATCCGGCTGACCTTGTTCATTTAAACTAAGACCACTCCTTTCAATGTAAGAAACCATATTATTTGTATTTTCTTGGTTTCCAGAGTTATCTCTATACAGTTTAGTATTTGTAGGATCAGCAAATAACAATACTTTATCTTGAAGGTCATAACTCATGGTCCACGGGCCAGTAACGCCGGACCAAGAAAAAGTAGTAGTAGCCCAAGTTGTTGCTCTTGTTGGGTTTCCTACGTTACCATAACCAATATAAGCAAGGTCTGGAATATCTCTAATAGTGAAAGTATTAGTAATGTAGTTCCATACAACTGCTTTATTAGGTTGGTCAGTAGTAGCACCATCAGCAGTAAAACAAAACAAGATTTCAGTTCTTCCGTAGTCTGCAACTACAAAACATTTATTAATTTGTTGGCCATCAATAGACTGAAACACATACTCTTTTAGTTTCATGGGAAGAATCGGTTTAATTCTTTGCCCATCGTTAACGTAAAAGTTTCCTTTGCCAAATATAGCGTGACCGCCATCAAACTCAACAACACAGTTTTTAGATATAGCACCAATAGTAGGAGACAATTGACGGAAAGAAAATATAAACGGTGTGCCAACAAAAGTCATAGAATATACAGCGTCTTCCTTGTAAATCATAAAGGAATCTCTTAACTGTAATCCGTCTAATATATCTCCTTTTGTATCTGCCAATTCAAATTCGCCAGCATCGACCGTACTAAGTGTTTCGTTCCAAGAGGTAGGAAGTGTTTGCGTAGCGGATTCAGTACTCCACTTAACAACGCGAGGGAAATTGACACCATCTTTAGTAACATTAAGAGCAATCAGAAACGATCTAAAAGCCCTTAAAGATTTACATCTAGTTGTAATAGTAACACTAGCATTATCAGCGTGAGACGCTGCGGTAGTTCCTAACGCGCCTCTAGTGCAGCCAGTAAAAGTAGTTGCGGTAACTCCAGTATATGAAATCTTTTCGGAGCCAATATTCATAACGCCAGCACTAGGAAAATCAGCAGTACTATCTACGGTAATTGTAGTTACTACAGCATCAATAGCGCCATCTAATAACGTAGTGCTAGGCCAGTTTGACAAATCTTGCATTAACTGGCTAGACAATGGTTTGCCATCTGTAAGCGCCCAGTACTGAGGCTCATCAATATTGTTGGTCATTACAAGAACGCCGCCAATAATGGTAGATGTCCATCCTTCGTCAGCAGTAGCAGAATAAGCACCACTAGACCTAGTAATGTTATACCATTTAGTAGATCGAGTTACAGCAGTATTATCAGAGTGAGAAGCCGCTACAGTGCTATCAGCGCCTCTAGTGCATCCTGTAAATGTGGTTGACGTTTTACCAGTGTAAGTTATATTTTCTTCTTCAATGGTAATAGTGCCTACATTTTCAAAACCTTCTGTACTATCAACAGTAATTGTAGTTACTACGTCATCAATAGACCCGTCTAGAGTTGTAGATGTTCCTGTATTGTCGTAAGCATAAATAGCGTTAAGACCACCAACAACCCAAAACTCTGGAGTTCCAAGAGTAATCTGGGTAATATAATAAGGAGCAATAGGGCAGGTAGCCATTACCTCTGCGTAGCCCGGACACTTCTTAATAGAGCCTTCTTCGGTCTTTACGTTGTTTCCGTCAGACCAAACATTAGGAGGAAGATTCCAAGAACTAGTTTCTTTTACAATTCCAACTTGTCCTACGCTATCTATGTTAACTAATGCCATTAAATATACCTAACGTGCGCTGTCAGAACGAGCACTTTTTTACTAAACTTCTTCGTTCAGTTTAGCCGCAAAAGCGTCTTTAACTTCTTGCGTGTGTACTGCCGCACAAATTGCTTGTACCTCTGCGCTTTCGCCAGAGATGTCTGAGTTTGGCATAATTACACGTCGATGAAATGATCGGCTAATTTCTACACCGTCTTCCTCAATCACTGTGGCTGTACGCACTTGAACGTGCTTGTAGTCGCCTACGATTTCAATCTTGTCTACTTTCTGTGTTTTTGTTAGAGCCATTTGGCTATCTCCTTTGTGTCCGCCTCAAGAATCTACTTGAGGTAATTAAGAGTTTGTTGTGTATGTTATACAAATGCTAATATCAGCGCCTCCGCCACTTATACTAGAAACAGCAATTGTGCTATCATTGCCGCCATCTGACAGTACGTCAAATATCGTATATGTGTAACCCGGATTCATTCTTGCTACCGGGTTTCCTACACCTCCCAAAGTCATTCCTTGTGCCCATACTGCATATGCACCACGAGAACTACATTCAAAAGGAAATCCCGTTAAGTGCAGCCGATTTGAAGTCGTTAATCCTGTAATATCTATGTTTGAAAACTGGCAACTTACAGTCACTATATTACCTATTTTAGTGTATATTGCGGTATCGGCACTTGTGCTAGATTCATTCCCACTACTAGCGGCATCGGCAATAACAGCAGTCCAAGTACCTTCCTCGTAGTCATTAAGGGCATTAGCGGCGGCGCTGTCTCCATTAAACTTTATGCCATCGCTATCAATGCGTAGACGTTCAGTGCTATTGGTGTCAAAACGCAGTACGGTAGCGTTGCCTGCTCCATCTCCTATAGACCTTATTACTGCTCTGTTTCCAGATACAACACCATCTCCCGCTCTATACGCTGATATGATCGCTTGACTGTTAGTGTTATTTGCGCCAGTTTTAACAATGTGATTGGTTTCATCTAAAGGAGCAACAAAAGAAAGTTTTTCACCGGACTCGCCAAGAGTAATCGTCCCAGAAGGAGTGCGCGCTGAGAGTTTGTCTGTTTTAACGTGGCTCATTAGTTAGCCTCCAATACGGCAACTCTTGCCTCAAGAGATTCAATCCTTGCTACTGCTTCTTGTAATGCCGAAGTCAATAGAGGTACAAGTTTAGATTGGTCGATGCCTTGATACTCAGGATTACCTTCAGCATCTACTGCATCTTTAGTTCCAGTAATTGCTTCAGGAACAACGTCTTGAACTTCGTGTGCAAGAAAGCCGTCTACAGTGGTATCTGGATTAACTATGAAGTTAAAGCGATGTACAGGGATTTGCTTAAGACGATCAATGCCGTTATCAAGAGCAACTATGTTTTCTTTTAAACGGTAGTCTGAGCTTGTCGCGTAAGTCGTTGTGCTGTTGTTTGAAGAGATATCCCCAACGGATCCTCCTGCGCTATTAATAAAGCGGATCATATTTCCAAATCCGCTATATGATGATTGCAGTGCAAGCCCTTCTTGAGATGCACCATCATATTTTATTTTTAATAAATAATTTCCGCTGTCTGTATTATTAATGCGAACATAGCCGCTGGAGTTGATTCGCATACGTTCTGTGCCATCATCTTTAAAAATAAGATTAGTTCCTGCACGAAATTCCCATCCATCGCCAGTAACATCGCTTATGCGAATTTGATCGGTTGTATCTGTTGTAACTTCTAAAGCATTACTTGGGCTACTAGTACCAATGCCAACTCTATTGTTGGTAGAGTCAACGTATAAAGTATCGGTGTCTACAATTAGGTCGCCAGTAACATCTAAGTTTCCAGTATTAGTAGAGTTTCCTGTAGTGCTAACAGTTCCAGTAATACTTACAGTATCCCCAGAATCTCCAATGGTTAAAGCCGTGCCAGTGGCAGGGCTAATCTTGTTTGCTTTGATTTCACTCGCCATTGTCAGCCTCCGCTATGGTTAAAGTTCCCGCACTTACTTGTTCCATAATGACGGCGTAGTGGCGGTTAGCAGGGTCTATTGGAACGGACATTTCAACGCCATCAAAAATAACAGAAATAAATTTATCGCCATCAACCTTTTGATAATAAGTTGCTTCTAAAATGGTGTTCATAATTCTGAATCCGCTACAAATGAAAATGAGGGTCTTGCATTTGTTGTTGCCACTTGCGCAGCGCACTCAACAGAAAATCCATGAATACCTACTGCAATGTTGTATGCTAACCAATTAGTAGAAACGTTTGAATAAGTCATTGTTGGGGTTGCACGTTTGGATGTGTTAAAAGATACGTAGGTTCTAACTACGCCTGCTGTGTTAGCAAGTCCCCAAGACATTCCAATGTAACAATGACTATCTGACTTTTCGTAATACCTCTGACACTTAGCCAAAGTCTGACCATAAGACTCATGCTCAAACGGAGTGGCTACTTCGCCTACTTCTAGTTGGACTCCGGTGATTGCGAAGTAATCGTTGACTGCACCGCCAACGCCTAAGTTTGATGGGTTGCGATTAGTATTGTCGTCAGTAGACCAAGTTGATTGCAAAGAGCCTGATGACCAGTCGGTGCCACTATTTAACCACCACTCAATTTGAAACCCATAACCATTATCGTTGTTAATAACTCCCGCTGTATCTGCGGGAATTAAAATCGTTTTGTATTCCCAAGTGTCAGCAGAATTGATGGTGTAAGATTTAGAAATCATCTTATTGGAATTATCCGCTTGCCTAATTCCCCAAGATGCTGATCCGGTTTTGTTTGACTTAACCCAAAAAGATAACGTCATGCTTTTGGCGTCAGCAGTTCCAAACGCAAGATGCTGAAGATTTTGCGCTTCTATACGTTGACGCAAAAGATATAAATCACTCGCCGCAGGTGAGGCATCAGCAGTAGTACAAGTCACCTTGAATGAATTAGAAAATCCATTTGGAGCATCCGTGCTCTGGTCAACAGTCCAAGTACCTAGATTGCCAAGCCCTATGTCCCATCTGTCGCAAGTTGTATAATCGCTAGACGTAACACCAGTAACCTGCGTTGCCCTCTGTGCTACCTGCATGGCTCCATTGATAATAAAATTTCTGTTAGACAGCGCAACATCAGGAACCATGTTGCTTACGTTTACCGTTGTGCCAGAACCGCCGATAGTCAGAGTTGAGCCTGACTCTTTATCGATGTTGTTTACGTTTAATGTACTCATACGATCACCAATGTACCAGTTACTGTAACCGTTCCCGTCATAGTAAATGGCCCTGCAACTACTGCTGACTCAATGGTGTAGTCACCGTCAACGGTAGCCTGATGAGTAAAAAACCCATCTTTTGCAGGCTCTTGACCTATATAGTAAACGCCATTTGTTTCTTCAGACATGATTACTCCTAGACAGAAATAGTATCTACATACGAAACCCAAATATCTAAAGCAGATGCAGTGTCTGACTTAGCGTGCAAAATATCTCCGCTTTGCATAACGACCTTAGACGCGCCTTGTATTAACTCTACAGAAGAATTGGGAGGAATAGTAATTCCTTTACAAATGTAGTAATCAGTACCCGCGCCAACAGCATCAATATAGCAATCGCAAGTAACCGCTGATGATAAAATATTTGCTACCCTAATGCCAATTAAAGCATCATCAGAATCGCTTGTAAGTAGAGTTACTTCGCCAGTTCCTACGGCAGACGAATATGCTCTTTCAAAATCTTGTGCCATTATTATCTCCTATAAAGCAATAGCCATAGCAACCGCAAAACCGGGAGTTGCAGCACTGCCATTGCTTGCTGCAGTTATCCGACCTTGTTGGTCAACAGTAATTGATGAAACAGTGTAACTACCCGGAGTGACAGCGGTATCAGCAAGTTTGTCAGCAGTAACAGCATCATCCGCAATAGTCGCAGTTTGTACTTGTTTCCAATCTACACCGTTTACAGCAGTTGAGTCTGCTAAAAGAGCATAGTCATCAGTACCTACAGGCAGTCTAGTCTCAGAGTCTACCGTATTGTAAACAAGAAGATCACCTTTTGTGGTAAGTTTATCTGTGCCAATAATATCTACACACTGCCACTCGTTAGATGCTGTAGAGTATTTAAGATACTGGTCGTTTGTTGGTGCTGTAGAAGTAACAGAACTACCTTGGATTCCGGTTACGGTAGTAGAACCAGAAGTAGTCATGCTGATATCGCCAGAAGGAGTTACTGAATTAAACCCGCTTCCATTACCAATAACAATTTGCCCAGAGCCTACTGATTTATCTGATGGCGCTCCAGAAGATGCAGAGTCTCTTAGTTTAATTGTGTTACCATTCATGTTAGCAAGTTCTGCGTTTGCAACACCTGCGTCTTTAATAGTAACAGCGCCAGAGGTAACTAAAAAATTATCAGAAGAAAAAGATGCTACGCCTTTATTTGCTGATGTAGCGTCTTCTCCGGCAATCGTTACAGTAGTGCCTGTAGCGGTAGTGTTAATACCTTCGCCTGCTGCAAAAGTAAACCCTTCCCCAATACTAGCCGCTGCTGTAGAAGCATCCTCTGCTGTAATTGTAATGTCGTTTGCTACGACGTTTCCAGAAGTTACTGTAAAATTGGTAGAGTTAAAAGAAGCAACACCTTTGTTAGAAGAACTTGCATCTTCTCCGCTAATCGTAAGAGTAGTGCCGGTAGCAGAAGTATCAATACCTTCTCCACCAAGAACGCTAAGACTTTCAGAGTCTAAGTCAATATCTATTGTACCACTATCTGAAATTAAATCAAGGTCTTGAGCGGTTACTTGTGAGTCTACATACGCCTTAATAGACTGCTGGGTAGCAAGTTTGGTAGCAGAATTAGATGCCATGTCATCTTCATCTTTAATACCTGTTACCGTGGCTCCATCGCCAGCAATGTTAACAGAACTAAACTTACCGGTGGAAGCGGACGAGGCTCCAATAGGAGTTCCGTCAATTGAACCGCCATCAATATCTACTGTATTATTATTCTCTGGATCAACAGCAAGAGTAATCCACGCATCATTGGCTTGGTTTCTAATCTTTAATAGATTATTAGTTGTGTCTAGCCAAATAAGACCAGTAGATTGGTCTGCAGTTCCGCTAATAGTAGGAGCCGTTGCTTTTGCAATAACTACCTGTACCGCTTGATCTGGCCCGCTATTGCTAGTACCAGCCGGAAAAGTTTTCTTTAAAACGTCTTTAATAAGACGCAGATGATCGTCACCTTCCGATACATTATCACTCGATAGCGGGTAGGAAGCATTTAAATTATTTATATAATTACCAGATTCAATGCCCATAATTTATACCTTAAAAATATCCAGATGTATTCATCACTCTTAACTCAGAGCCAGAGTGTCTATCTTTGTCATCCTGCATCTGCAAATCAGCAATAGACTGCCTAAGACCTTTTTCCCATACAGCAATTCTTTGGTCATTCATAAGGAATGGTTCTGCTTGCATAAGCGTTCCATATAGATATACGTCAGGAGCATTAAGAATTAACCAGTTGGTAGGAGCGGCATCGCTAAGAGCATCAAACTTTTTGTAATAAGTAATTACATAATCATAAGCGCTATCAGGAGTAGGGCCAAAAAAGATTTTGTCTCCAACAATAGTATACGCATTAGGTTTACCAGACGAACTGCCAGCCCAAATTCGATACAACATTTCTGGGGAAACATATTGCAGTGCAGTTACCGGGCTAGTCGCAAGATGTATTTCTCTCATCTGAACGTATCCAGCAGGCAGGTCATAAGACTTAGTACCGCCTACCATAGACTCGGTAACAATAGTCTCCATTGGTCTAATTCGTAAAGTCCTATTAAACAAAGCTTCATTGAGATCAATAAACTCTGGTATACGGTCAGACAAATCATCTCTATCTAGCCAATTAGCCACTGCTGTTTGCAGCGTTGAGTAAGAGTTAATAGCCATTATTAACTATTTTTGCTTCGGAACCATACTCGGTTGTTAATGATAGGCAACTGATCGTTACCGCTAAACGTAGGTTGATATAACCACATAATTAAACCCTCGTAGGAGTAGTCCTAAAATATTTGTTATCAGGATCATTTAAATACTTTGCCAATAACTTTTCATCTTTCTTTATTAAGTTATCGGTTTCTTTGCACCACTGCTCCCATATGTTCATTGGTATAGAAGCAACAGTAACGCCATCATCGCTACCTATAGCACCAGCCTTGCCAAAGGTAAGTTTGTCACCATAGTTATTTAAACTTAATTTGTTACGTTCAATAATCGGTTGAACATCTTGATATGTATTAATAGTTGCAGTTCCGTCGCTATTAATATCTAACTTCCAAGGTCTAGAATCTGGGGTGTCATAGTTCCATCCAGATGTACTCATGACGGTAAAGCACTCCTGTCAGCAGCAATGCTTTTAAATTTTTCATGCACATTTTTAGCATGAACCTTACGGTCTACAGGTTTCTTATCAACACTAGTAGATTTTTTGGATTTTAACGCTTTCTTCAAATCTTTTTTGATAGCCATTACGTCCCTTTCTCTAAACCAAAATGTTATAATCCATTTGTCTCCGTTCTCTGGAGGCAAGCCCATATGCAAAGATGCAGGATGTGGAATCTTGTTTTCATCAAGATTGCCAAACATTAAAACTCTTCCTTGTACGGCTTGTATTGCAAAACCCAAAACAGGAAAAACTGTGCCACCACCATCACGCACATCATTTAAGTACGCAATCATGGTGACACAGCGGTTCCCGCCTTCTTCTATTTTAGAAGACTCTGGCATCTCTCCCATTTCATCAGGAAGAAAAGCATCGTAGTGAGGTTTATACTCCTGACCCGGCTGATACCTTTGTATACTTACAGGTTCCAACCGGGAAGGAGGTAGCCCACACATACCGGACAACGCTTCAATAACACCATCTAAGACATTGTTATCACCGTAATCAAGGAAAACTCCCTCGCTAGACCTAACTGGGTCTTGGATATACTTACCATCACGGTTTATCAGATTTGGTTTAAGGCCATTCTTTTCGGCCAAACCTATTAAGTGCTTACATAAATCAGGTGAAAGCACATTATCTTCAACAACAATCGTAGGAGTGTTATTGTATTTTATCATTAAGCGTCTTTTACTCCGATAACAGCCGCGTTCGCCAGACCGTTCTTTGCACGAAGACCGTACTCAGCAACCATCATCTGTTTGATGCTGTCGCCAGTTTTCGCCAAAGTTTCCGTCTGGAAGGGACGCAGGTAGTCGATTGACCAGAAGTCATAGTCAAAGAAGTACAACTGGTTAGGCAAGCACAGACGGCTCGGCACAATTTTCAAAGTACCAAAGTCCGTGACAAGCACGTCAATTGCATTGACAGCCGTCGCAGGAACAGCACCCGGCGCATCTTTGCGAAGGTCAGCAACAACCGAACCACCAAGCGCGCTAATCTTCTGTTTCAAAGAAGCATCGCACATGATGTCAGTTGGCTCGCCGCCTTCCGTAAACGCACGCTGCATAGCAAGGTTAATCATCGCCATCGTCAAAACTGCATCAGCACCAGAAGGACTTGCAACAGACGTACCGTTCGGGTAGCCAGCAGCAGGAGAGCCTTGGTTTACAATGCCGACAACAGGCGACGCAGAGCCGTCAATAATGTTAGACGTACCAGCAGAAGCCGTACCCAACCACGACATGACAGCAGCGGATTTACGAGGCGTACCAGTACCGCCAGCAACAGCCAAGTCCTCAGACAGCAACATTTTTTCCATGTCCCGTTTAATTTCTTTAGCACGTTTGGCAAGTTGATAAGCCTGTGAACTACGACGACCAGCAAAGTCAACAGCCTCGGCAGTGCCGGAAGTCTGCACAACTTTGTAGGAAATCTGCGCGTAGTTCTGCAAACGTCGCGGCTCAGAAACGGCAAGAGCGTTCATGCTATCGTCGCCTTCAAGCTGCTGGTTTGCAGCGGCAGCCGCAAGTTCGTCAGTCTGCCATTCAAACAGAGTGTTGTCAATAGAGCCTTTGCCCACGCTCGACATAAACGGCGTGTCCATCGGGCTGATGTTATAGATAATATCGGACAGATCTTCTCGGATACCAACAGCCGAGTAAGTAGTCCTAGTGTTAGTTGCAATCGTCATTCAAATGACTCCTTTATTATTATAGTTCTACATAATCTAAAAACAGACTAGCAGCATCTTCTGCTTTTCCGGTCTGCTGTAGACGTTTCATTTGTTTAGTACGTTTTGCTTTGTCAGTGTCTGCCTTTTCTGTTTTGGCTTTTCCACGAACCACTTTGGGTTTGTTTTTAACTTTTTTAGATCGGACAGAATTTTGTTTGCGTTGCATATCTTCATATGCTTTTGCTTGCATTAAAACAATAATTGACCTATGATCGACAAGTTGATCTATCTCTTCTTTAGAAAAACCTTTTGCTAAAGCAAACTCTGATACTGCTTTACCAATAGCGGCTCTTTTATTTTCATCAGCCCAATCTGGAATGGCTTGAACCATTTTTTGGTGCTCTTCATAAAGCCTACGTTGATGGTCTTTTTGAGCCTGTAGGCTGCTTTCTTGTTGAGCCCTTTCTTGAGCCTTTTGCAGAGACGCAATTTGATCTTGTGCTTGACGATACTCGTCTCGTTTAGTCAAATACTCTTCTCTATCTTCAGACTTAAGCCTTTCCCAGTCAATGTTTTGGTACTGCTGTAAATAAGAATAATTAGATTCAATTGCTTGTGCGACAGCACTAACGTACTGATCTCTTGCTTGTTGAGCCTGAGCAATCTCTGACTTGTAATTTTCAATTACTTGGTCAATTTGCTTTCGATGTTCAGCAAGCTGCTGAGTTTTCCTTGTATAATCCGCTTGTCGGGAGTAGCCTTTAACGAGTTCTTCTTCCGTGACTTCATATTCCTCTCCGTCTACTGTTACAGTATAGAGAGTTGTCTCTTCCGAGTCGTCTTCAACTTCTTCCTCTTCGGATTCTTCAGATTCATCATCCTCAAAAGTTTCATCTTCGGTTTCTTCAACCTCTTCTTCAACTTCATTAGATACTTCCTCCGAAGCGTCTTCAGTTACTTCTTCAGACGGCGAAGCCTCTTCAGTCTCTTGCGGGTTCTCAATTGAGTCCATAAGACCAAGGATGGCGTTCTGTGCTTCATGTAAACTACCCGGTAACTCAGGGCGTTCACCTGCTAGTTGTGGGGCTGATTGCGTATCCACCATAATAATCTCCTATATGTGGTATTCTTTGAGTTTCTTCGCCATCTCTCCAGTTTCAATAATACTGGTTAGATGAAGGCGTATCCGCTCAAGGAGTCTTAATGACAGCCAGATTTGTTCTCTGGCATCTATTTCGTTGACTCCCGAAGACTGCCAAGAGTTCAACAAATTTTTTTCTAATGTATCAAATGCTTCAACAAAAAGTTTATCTGAAAGGAGGCGTTTAGCGTGTTCCTCTCTAAGTTCATTGCTCATGTTTATCCTATGGCTATGGGTCTACCTTGTGATGCTTCAAGTTGTAATTCTGCCGCTTTTAACTGTGCGTCAACAGCGGATTCTGCCGCCTCTTGTTGAAGTTTCTGTTGTTTAAGTTGTAGGTCTGCGGCTTTAATTTGAAGTTCTTGTTGTTTAACCTGCATCTCCATCAT